GCTCGAACAGCCAATGGAAGAGCTTTTGCTGCATTACAGCAGCAGCTATAGCGCTGCCCGCGCCGCCATGTTGCAGGCGTGGCGGTTCTACAGCCTGCGTCGTTGGTGGCTGATCTGTGACTTTTGTCAGCCCAGTCGAGAGCTGCTGATTGATGAAGCGGTGGCGAGGGGGCTGATTAAATTGCCGGGCTACGCTGATCCGGCCAAACGCAAAGCGTACTGCCAAGCGATCTGGATCGGTCCGGCCCGTGGCGCTATTGATGAACTGAAGGAGGCCAACGCCGCCGGCAAGCGCATTGAAATCGGCGTCAGCAATGAAACGCTGGAAACAGCCGCAATGACCGGTGAACCGTGGCAGCAAGTTTACCGACAGCGTGTCCGCGAGGTCGAGCAACGCCGCAAGGATGGCCTGCATGTCCTGCCCAAAGGACGCGAGCAGGAAACTCCACCGCCCAACAACCCCAACGAGGAATAACCATGCCCCGCGCATTTGAGCTGGCTGCATCGCAGCCTTGGCTGATGCTGCCTGGCGCCCTGGACAACCTGCTGACCATTGCAGATCGGATGGGCGATCCGGCAGCGCTGGAAACCCGCACCGGTATGCGGCTGGATAACAGTCGAACTGTGAGTGTGCGCAATGGCGTGGCCATCATTCCGGTGGTCGGCCCGGTGTTTCGTTACGCCAATCTCTTCACTGAGATCAGCGGCGCGACGAGCACTCAGGTGTTAGCCACCGACCTGCAAACGGCGCTGGATGATCCCAAGGTCAGTGCAATCATCCTGAACATCGACAGCCCTGGCGGTGTAGCGGCTGGCATCAACGAGCTGGCCGACCAGATCCATTCGGCCCGAGATCGTAAACGCATTGTCGCCTACATCGGCGGCACTGGTGCCAGCGCGGCCTATTGGATTGCTTCAGCGGCCAGCGAGATCGTTATCGACGAAACCGCACTCGCTGGCAGCATCGGTGTAGTCGTCGAGGCTGTCGTCGGCGGTGAAGAAGCCAACGGTCGCAAGCGCTACCAGATCGTCAGTCGCAACGCGCCCAACAAGCGAGTGGATCTGGCCACCGAAGAAGGTCGGGCCAAAGTCGGCGAGACGGTCGACGCCATGGGCGACGTGTTCGTGGCCAAAGTGGCCCGCAACCTGGGCGTGGATCCTGAGCGCGTTCCTGAGATGGGCGACTTCGGCGGTTTGCGCGTGGGCGCCACCGCCGTTGAGTCCGGCTTGGCCCACCGCCTTGGCTCACTCGAAACATTGATTACAGAACTGGCCAAACCGGCCGCAACCCAACCGAGGAAATACAACATGACCACCGTCAGCAGCACGGCGGAGTTGCGTGAGGCGCTGGCCGCCGGCACGGATCCGCAAACCATCGAGATCGCTCAAGCCGGTCAACCGGATCTTGAGAGTGTTCGCACCCAAAGCCGTGAGGAGGGTGCTACCGCCGAGCGACAGCGCATCACCGGTATCAACGCCATGGCCAGCAAGGGTTTCGAGACCGAGATCGCCGCCGCCATCGATGCCGGCACCTCGGTCGAGGCCACCGCTCTGCAGCTGTTTAAGGTGGCGCAGGATCGCGGTATTTCACTGAGTGCGATCAAGTCTGATGCCACCGGCGCGTCGACATCTACTCCGACGGGCGATGCGGCTCAGGGTGAACGTAAAGCAGTTGTGAACGCCATTGTTGAAGGCGCCTCGCGCCGCTGATTGGAGATCCTCATGAGTAATCCTGAACGCCAAACCTACGTCCCCGACCAACTGTCGGCGGGCGCCTTTCCGGTGATCATCGATACCGTCGTGATTGCTTCCGGACAAAAACTCAACCGTGGCGCCGTCCTCGGTCAGGTCAAAACCAGTGGTGAGTTTGTCCTGGCCAAAGCGGCAGCAACTGATGGTTCCGAGACGCCACTGGCAATCCTCGATCAGGCCACCGATTCGACCAAAGGTGCGCAGATCGCGCCTATCCGCCTGACCGGCGAAGTGCTGGCCAGCCAACTCACTCTCGGCGAGGGCTTCACCCTGGCGCAGGCGAAAGCCGCGCTACGTGCCCTGAGTCTGTTCGTTCGTTAATTCGGAGTTCTAAATGGATATTTTTGATACCCGCACCATGCTCGAAGCGGTTGAGCAGATGCCGACTGCGCGCCGTTTTTTGTTGAACACGTTTTTCAACGGTGGCAGCCCAGTAACGTTCCCAACCAAAACGGTCGACATCGACATTATCAAGGGCAAGCGAAAAATGGCTCCCTTTGTTCACCCGCGTCTGCCTGGCAGTGTGTCGTTGCGTGAGGGCTACACCACCAGCAACTACACCCCGCCTTACATCCAACCCAAGCGCGAAACCACTGCCGAGTTGGTACTCAAGCGTTCGGCTGGTGACAACCCGTTTTCTTCGCGTACTCCATTGGAGCGGGCAGGGCAGTTGCTCGGCAAGGATCTGCGTGACTTGGACGAAGAAATCGTACGCCGTGAGGAGTGGATGTGTGCTCAAGCCCTCACCACCGGCAAAGTCCGCGTGATCGGCGAAGGCGTGGACGACACCATCGACTTCCTGATGTCCAGTGATCACAAGATCAGCCTGGGCAGCGGGCAATGGAACAGTTCTGACGGTGACCCTATTGCCAATCTGCGTGGCTGGAAACGCAAAGTCGCCAAGGACTCTGGACGTACAGCCAACACCGTCGCCATGAGCGGTGAAGCACTGGATGCCTTCCAGTCGAATGCGACGGTGATGAAGCAGCTCAACACTCGCCGCGTCGATATGGGCCTGATCAAGCCCGAGGAACTGCCCGACGGTGTGACCTATCTCGGTTATCTGAATGACCCCGGCGTCGACCTTTATAGCTATGACGAGTGGTACCTGGATGACGACGACGAAGAACAGCCGATGATTCCGGCCGGCGGCCTGATTCTCGGTTCCACCTCGACGCGCAACGCCATGTTGTATGGCGCGATCCAGGATCTGGAAGCCGTGGAAAGCGGCTTGGTTGAAGCGGCGCGCTTTCCGAAAAGCTGGGTGACCCAAGAGCCAAGCGCTCGTTGGCTGAAGCTCCAGAGTGCAGCATTGGCTGGCCTGCTCGAACCGGATGCCTTCATCTACGCCAAGGTGGTGTGACATGGCCAAGAAAGCCGAATTTCTGGTGATCGATGGTTGCGTGCAGGATGGTCGCGTCGTTGTCGTAAAGGGCGAGCCATACAGTCCGCCGAATAAAGAAATCGAGGAAGCGTTACTCGCTGAGGGGCGTATCGCCCCGCTCAAGGATCCGCGAGCACAAGAACTGCTACGCCAACAGTCGGACGTTGCTGATGAGGACGAAGACAGCGGAGGTGAGTGATGGGCTTTCGCGAATTGAGCGATGACATGGATGCCTTGGTTCTGGATGGCTTGGGCGATATGGCAACGGTCGGCGGTCGAGAGATCGCCGGTTTCTTTTCTGCGCCTTGGTTGCAGCCGCGCATGGGGCGAATCAACACCGCATTGCGCGAGCCGCAATTTGAGATTCGCGTCGTCGATGCTGCAGGTGTAGAGCCGGGACAGCTGGTGGTTGTTGATCTTGCGAGGCAAGACGGGGGAGGCCAGTACGACCTGGTCAAACTGGAGCCAGATGGCACCGGCTGGGTAGCATTGCTATTGAGGCCTAAAGCATGAGCGTTGGCAGTCACTTCAAGCCCTCGGCTGGCGGCGGGATGATCTCGTTGCAGACCTCGGCGGCAGACCTGAAAGCCTTTCAGGACTTTGCCGCCGTGCTACCAAAAGCAGCCGCCAACGCCCAGCGCCGAGCCATCAACAAAACTTTGCGTTGGCTTGCCACACACATCGCCCGCGCTGTCGGCCGGCAGGAACGCATTGCGGTTGCAGCGGTGCGGCAACGGCTGCGGGCCTACCCGGTCAGTGGCGGGGCCAACAGCGGCAAATTGTGGTTCGGCCTCAACGCCATGGAGGCCAGCCGCATCGGCCGGCCTCGGCAGAGTCGCTCCGGTGTCTCGGTGGCCGGCCGGCGCTTTCAAGGTGCATTCTTCAAGAAGGTCTACGGCAACAGCGCAGACGTCTGGATTCGTACCGGCAGCAAGCACTTCAGGGCGAGCGATTATCCCGACAGCGATGTCAGCAGTGCGGTCGGCGCGAGTTCGGGCTGGATCGCCGAGCACGACAATCGCTTCCCGCTGGCCAAGGCCAAGGTGTCGTTGGAGCAGGCTCGCACGCATTTCGAGAGCTGGGTACGCAAGGCTGACGAACATCTGGTGCATGTCCTGCAGCAGGAACTCAATTTCGAATTGCAGAAGCACTTGAAGGGGAAATGACGTGACGGATCAAGTCGACGAGCCGTTCAGTCTTGAACAGCTGTATCGCGCCATCGAGCGGCGCATTCAGGAACACTTCCCGGGCCTGCAGGCGGTGTGCATGTGGCCGGACGATTTGGATCGCTTGCCGCTGCCAGCGATACTGATCGAATTGGCTGAGATGGAGCCGGGTCTCGATCCGGGAACCGGTGAAACCGGCTTGGCCTGCAAGTTCGAGGCACGGGTGATCACCGATCCGATTCAGTCGGATCATCATCAACAAGCGGTATTCCTGGCGGGCCACCTCGCCGCGTTGCTGCGCATGCAGTGCTGGGGCGTCGAGGTCGAACCGGCCGAGTTCGTTCAGGCCATGCCGGACTGGACCAAGCCAGAGCTGGACGGCTACACGGTCTGGGTCGTGGAATGGACGCAGCAAATCTACCTCGGTGAAGCGCAATGGCCGTGGCCAGATCAGCCACCGGGTACGCTGCTGTTAGGCGTTGACCCTGATGCGGGGCCAGCCAACCTGGACAAGTACTTTGCGCCGGAGAGTCTGGCATGAGTGGTGGCTATGTGAGCGCCCAGCATGACCGCATGCTTGCTGGGCTTGTGAAGGACTGCTATGTCGTGGCGGTGGATCTCGCAGCGTCACCACCGGTGTGCCGGGTGTCGGACGGTGAATGGGTCAGTGGCTGGGTACGCTGGCACAGCATCGCCGCCGGCAAGGCGCGGCACTGGCGGGCGCCGAGCCTCAACGAGCAGGGCACCCTGATCAGTGCCAGTGGCGAGGTGGCGCAGGGCACATTCATTCCCGGCCTTTATGGAAATGGCGGCGCGCCTCCGGACAATCGCGATCACGTTGAAGTCTGGCGTTTCGACGATGGAGGATCTCTGGTCTACGACTGGCAGACGAGCAGTTACACCATCAGCGTGCCGAGCGGTACCGTCACGATCAAGGTCGGATCAACTCAGGCCGAAGTCACCGACAATGCCGTCGCCGTGAAGTCCGGAACGATCGATCTGGAGGGTATTGTGAACATCAAAGGCCAGGTCAACATCGACGGCCCGTTGCACGCTACCCAGAGCATCACCAGCGATGCCGATATTCTGGCCACCGGCCAGAGTGACAATCATCACAAGCACTAACTCAACATTTATGCAGCCCGCCGCGTGCGGGCTTTTTCATGCCTGGAGTCCCCATGGCCAAACATCAAGATGAATCCACTGCGTCTGAGTCCACCTCCATCAGCCCTGTGCTGATGCCCATGTCCGTGACCTTTCGCGACACGCTCTACACCTCGCGCACTGTCGTCCTGCCGGACGGCCGCACGCTTGCGGTGGCGAAAAACAAGGTCACGGTCGATAGCGCCGACGATGTGGCGCTGAAAACGCTCAAGGCTCACGGCGAGTTCGAGCAACTCAAGGAGTAAACCCGATGATCGGAATGGATCGCCACACCGGGCAACCCATCTCCGGCATCGAGCATTTACGCCAGTCCATCGGGGACATCCTCGGCACGCCGTTGGTGAGCCGCCGAGAGCGTCCCGAGTATGGTAGCAAGCTGCGGCGCATGGTCGACCTGCCTGTCAACGAGGACTGGAAAAGCGCCGTCCAGGCTGAAGCCGCCCGGGCGCTGGGTCGGTGGGAGCCACGGTTGAAGCTGGAACGGGTGCGTGTGC